CGTCGAAAGACACGAAGCGATTGGTAGGTCTGTGCATTCGTGCACTTCCTATCATCGTTGGTTCATCTACACTAGGTTTTGTCAAAGCATGCTTTGTTTTCACGCGGCATACAGTGCGTTTGGCTCGACGTCAAGGCTTGAAGGGTACTGCCAAGTACTATAAGTCCTGCAGCTTACTTCTTATGAAGTACTGCGGGAATGATAGACTGGTAGCAACTATCAAGTCTGGTCATTGCGTAAGCATTACGCGGACCGGACTTCCTCGCATCATCCCCATACAGCACCGACGACGCATTGATCAAGGTCATGGTTTGGTTGTACGCTTTTGGCTTTCACTCTTTAGTATATATCGAGTGTTGAGCTTCAAGGGTACGCCGACGATTTCTACGATTATTGCGCCTGGTCCGGTACTTAGTGCTGAGTTTCTCTCTGACTGGGACTCCTTCCTTGAAGGGTTTTGGTCATTGATTGATTCAGTCACAGGGTATCGGGCGCTGACTTCGTTTTCGCGTGGGCTACCTAAGGTTCTCTCCGTGAGAGCTCCCATGTGGAAGGCGAAGTGGTTGCTGCTGTTAAGGGGTGGTCCGAACAGCACATTCTCCACCATCACTGGGGGTCCCTCGTGCTCGGTAGGAAACCTGTTTGTAGATGCTTTAGCTTGGGTCACCCGACCTGAGTTATTTGGACTACTGCAGGAATGGGTACGTTTGACTCACAATGACCGGTGGTTACTGTGGTCTGTTCCTATGAGGGCCGTCCTTGACTCGAAATTCGTCTTGTGGAACGCTCGCTGGATAGCGGAGTTGACTGACACCATAACAGGTGCCAATCATCCTCTCATTAAACCGCGAAAGGGCCAGAAGATTGGATTTCTTGGAAGGTTGGCCTTCTTGGAGGAACCTGGGAAGTGGCGTGTAGTGGCCCTACTGGACTACTATACTCAGATCCTATTCCATCCCGTGCATTTAGAGATCTTTAACAAGATCTTGAAGCGCATTCCCCAAGATGGTACCTTTGATCAGCATGCTCCTATAGCTAAGCTACAGGATTACATGAAGAAAAAGGGTATCACCCGGGTTTACAGCTTCGATCTATCTGCCGCGACGGATAGACTGCCTATAGTTATCCAGGAACTTGTGCTATCGTACCTCATAGGTAAACCTCTCGCGCGATTGTGGGTTCGGCTACTAACCGAACGCCTCTACTCATGCCCTCGTAAGGTTGATGGTGTGAAAACCAACAGCCCGAAAGAAGGTGTGAAGTACGCCGTTGGCCAACCTATGGGGGCCTATAGCTCATGGGCCATGTTAGCCTTGACCCATCATGCCATCGTACAATTTGCTGCATGGAAATGCGGCATACGTACATGGTTTCGGCACTATGCCTTGCTCGGTGACGATGTTGTCATCTGTCATCGTAACATTGCAGAGGCTTACTTAGGCATTATGAAGGCGTTAGGTGTTGAGATCTCGTTCGCGAAATCTCTCTCATCGGACAACGGATCCTTCGAGTTTGCTAAACGCTTTATCTTTCGAGGAAAGGACGTGAGTCCTACTACTCTTAAGCATATTGCGGTTGGCTTCTCGGGGATCAAGTTTATCCCTGAGTTAGTATCCTCAGCAATGAGGGTTATTGACTCAATAACGCTCCCACGGGTGCTTAAGTTCGCTGGATTGGGTTTCAAAGCCCAATCCGCTGCGTGGATAGCCCCAGTAACGATTAGTAAACGTTTCTTGGGTGTGTCCTTGCTGCTTTGCAGCCCACATGGTCCCTTCTCGGTTGGAACTCTCCTCGACTGGATCCAGATGTTCACAGTGAAAACTGTACGCATCGTGGACCCGGCGGTGATTCCAGAGTTGTTTCAT